CAAATGGGGGCCATGAGCCCCCATTTTTCATAGGATTGGAGAAATAACGTGGCAAGCGAACTCGACATCTGTAACCTCGCCCTGGCCCACCTCGGCGATACAGCGACAATTTCCAGCATCGACCCACCGGAAGGATCGGCACAGGCAGAGCACTGCGCGCGGTTCTACCCTATCGCCCGTAACTCGCTGCTGGAGATGCATGCCTGGGGCTTCGCGACGAAGCGCATCCAGCTTGCTTTGCTCAGTTCCGGGTGGCCAGAATGGGACTATGCCTATGCGCAGCCGAATGATGCAGTCAATATCCTGGCTGTCCTGCCGCCGGAGTCGAGCGACGACTACACCTCCACAGGCAGCGGCGGAACAGCCATCCCGCAGCCGTTCTCGTGCGAAATGAATGCCGATGGTGCTCAGGTCATTTACACCGACCAGGCAAACGCGGTGCTGCGATACACTGCCATCGTCAATAACCCAATCCAGTTTTCACCCCTGTTCGTCAGCGCGTTGTCGCATCACCTGGCGGCTATGCTTGCCGGGCCGGTCCTGAAGGGCGACGTCGGCGCCGCCGAGGCCAAGCGCCAGGCGGCGATGATGCAGGCCTATCTGACCGAGGCCAAAAACTCGGACTCGTCTCAACGCCGAATCAAGCTTGAGCACATCCCGGCGTCTATCGCCGCAAGGGGCTGACCATGCCGAACGTCAAAACCCTACAGCGATCATTCAATGGTGGCGAGCTGGGCCCGGAGATGTTCGGGCAGATCGGGGACGCCAAGTACCAGAGCGGAATGGCTACCTGCCGGAATTTCATCGTGAAGCCGCAGGGCCCTATCGAAAACCGCCCGGGCTTCCAGTTCGTTCGCGAAGTCAAAGATTCGTCCAAGAAGACGCGCCTGATCCCTTTCACCTACTCGACAACGCAGACCATGGCGATTGAGATGGGCGCCGGGTATTTCCGATTCCACACGCAAGGCCAAACGCTGCTTTACAGCACGCCGGCCGCCTGGGTTACTGCGACCGCTTACGCCATCGGCGACTTGCGCTCAAGCGGAGGCAGCAACTATTACTGCACCACGGCACACACGTCAGGCACGTTTGCCACCGACCTTGCTGCCGGCAAGTGGTATGCCCTGCCAAGCAATCCGAACATCTACGAAATTCCGAATCCTTACACTGAGGCGCAGCTTTTCGACGTTCACCATGTCCAATCGGCTGACGTGCTCACGCTCGTTCATCCCGAGCACGCCCCGCGGGAACTGCGCCGGATGGGGGCTACAAATTGGCAACTGACCACCATTTCCTTTGCCCCGACGATTGCCGCGCCGGCCGACGTGGCAGTTACCACGGCGGGCCTATCTGGCAATGCCGAATACTGGTATCGATACTGCGTCACCAGCATCGGGCCAGATGGTGTTGTCGAATCAACGCAATCCGCTGCGGTCAAGGTCGCGTCAAACCTGCTTCAAACCGGATGCACCAACACGATCACCTGGACGGCACGGACCGGCGCCACCAGGTATCACGTCTATAAATTGGAAACTGGCTTGTTCGGCTACATCGGTCAATCGACCGGGACGTCATTCACCGACGACAACATTTACCCCGATCTTTCGAAGACGCCGCCGATCTACGATCAGGTTTTCGACTCTGCCGGAAAGTACCCGGCGGCCGCGTCCTACTTCGAGCAGCGGCGGGTTTTCGCCGGGACGATCAACCAGCCGCAAAACATTTGGATGACCAAGAGCGGCACCGAGTCGAACATGAGCTATTCGCTACCGATTCGCGACGACGACCGCATCGCCTTCCGTGTTGCCGCCCGTGAGGCCAACACGATTCGCCACATTGTTCCGATGACACAGCTTCTGCTGCTGACATCGGCGGCAGAGTGGCGCGTCACCTCGGTGAACAGCGATGCGATCACCCCGACCACGATCAGTGTCCGGCCGCAATCCTATGTCGGGGCCAGCAACGTGCAGCCGACCATCATCAACAACACGCTGATTTATGGCGCTGCCAGAGGCGGCCACGTTCGCGAGCTTGCCTATTCATGGCAGGCGAACGGGTTCATCACCGGTGACCTGTCACTGCGAACCCCGCACCTCTTCGATTTATACGACATCGTCGATATGGCCTATGCGAAGGCGCCGCAGCCTATCGTCTGGTTCGTCAGCACAAGCGGCAAGCTGCTGGGCCTGACCTATGTACCCGAGCAGCAGGTCGGCGCATGGCACTGGCACGACACTGACGGGGTATTCGAGTCGTGCACGGTTGTAGCCGAGGGAAGCGAGGATGTTCTCTATTGCGTCATCCGGAGGACGATCAACGGATCGAGCAAGCGCTACATCGAACGCATGGCATCCCGGCAATTTGCCTCTATCGAAGATGCGTTCTTTGTCGATTCCGGCATGACCTACTCGGGCGTTGCTGCTGACACGATCAGCGGACTAGACCATCTTGAGGGGAAGACGGTCAATATCCTCGCCGACGGCGCAGTCCATCCTCCAATGGTTGTGACTGGCGGATCGATCACGCTCCACATTGAGGCGAGCAAGGTCCAGGTCGGCCTTCCTATCACCGCAGATGCAAAAACGCTGCCCTTGGTCATGCAGATCGACGGGGCCTTCGGTCAAGGCCGCTACAAGAACGTGAACAAGGCATGGCTTCGCGTTTTCAGGTCGTCGGGTATTTTTGCCGGTCCGGACGCCGACAAGCTGACCGAGGTCAAGCAGCGCACGACCGAGCCCAACGGCTCCCCGCCGTCGCTCAAGAGCGACGAGATTCAGCTCTTGCTGACGCCGTCCTGGGCAGAGTCCGGCCAGGTGTTTATCAGGCAATACGATCCGCTTCCGCTGACCTTGGTTTCGCTGACCTTGGAGGTCGCTCTAGGCGGCTAATCTGTGCGCGTGGTGCATTGGATGGTGGCTATCGTGGCCACCATCCAAAAGGAGATGCACCATGTTCAATCTAAACCCACAGCAAATTGCCCAGATGTCGATCATCGGGCAAGTCGGGGGGATGTTCTCCTCGGCATTTGGCAGCTACTACAGCGCCCAATCGCAAAAATCCAATCTTCAGTTCCAGGCCGACATGGCCGAAATCAGCGCCCGCATGGCCGAGAAAAGCGCGCAGTCTGCTTTGTTGCAGGGAGAGCGTCATGTCGGTGCTATCTCGATGCGCGCCGGCCAGATCAAGAGCGGGCAGCGCGTTGCGCTTGCCGCCAATGGCGTTGATCTTGGCGCCGGCAATGCCGCCGAGGTGCAGGCCTCTACCGACATCATGAAGGAAATCGACATGAACACGGCGGAGGCGAACGCCGTACGTGCTGCCTGGGGATACCGCGCCCAGGGCGTCAATTACCAAAATGAGGCACGGATTAAACGCGCGACGGCCGGCAATATTTCTCCGTTCGGCTCGATGGTTTCCTCGCTGCTCGGCAGCGCAACTTCGGTTGCCGGCAACTGGTATCTGATGAACAAGGCCGGCTTGTTCGACTCGCCAAGCACTGGAGGAGATCTTGGTGGCGGACTCTCATTGGGGAAATCAAATTTTGGCTTTGATGGTACAGGCGGCATCGGCCTGAATATGAGGTTTTAATCATGCGAGTTCCCACCTACGACAATCCGCAGGTCATGCCGACCGTCCAACCTTCGCCGCGCATGGATGCGCCGGCCATGCCGGACGTTGCTGGCCGACAGGCTCAAGATCAAGGCCAGATGATGCAGCAGGCGTCTGCCGGCATTGGCAGGATTGCGGTCGACATGCAGCATGAGGCCAACCAGTTGCGCGTCATCCGGGCGAGCAACGAGGCCAAGGAGCAGATGTTCAATCTCCTCTACGACAAGGACAACGGCGCATTCAATCAAAAGGGCTGGAACGCACTCAACCGGGAAAGCGGGAAAGACCTTTCGACGGAATACACCGAGCGATTTGACGAGGTCACCGGGAAGATTGCCGACTCTTTGGGTAACGATGCCCAGCGCTTGGCGTTCAGGCAGCAGGCCGACTCGATGCGCACGCAGATGTACGGTGAAACGCAGCGCCACCTGTCCAGCGAATTCAAGACCTTCAAGGTAAGCGAACTCGATGGCTCGGTAAGCACCGCAAAGCGGGAGATCGCACTGGTCGGCGCAAGCGGGAATATCGCCCAACTGCCCGACGGAACAAACAACCTGGACAACGCAATCGCCCGGATCACCGCCGCAACCAAAGAAAAGGCCCGCATGCTTGGGCTTTCTCAGGAGCAGGCCGACGTTTTCGCCCGCAAGGAGATCAGCGACGCTCACGCGCTGGCCATCGGCGATGCCATCAAGTCCGGGAAAACCAACTACGCCATCAGCTATTTCGAGAAATACAAGGGCCAGATGGACGCCCCGGATGTGCTGCACATTCAAGAAAAGATCGATCACGTTGCAACAACGACGGTCGCGCTTGAGGCGGTCAGCAAGGCCGAGCAGCGCCTTGCCCCGGCTTTCGCGCCGGATGGGGTGACGCGCATCCATGGCATTGTCCAGATGCTGGAGTCCAGCGGTCGACGCTATGGCGCCGACGGAAAGCTTCTGGAGTCTCCCAAGGGAGCGAAGGGAGAGATGCAGGTTCTGGACAGCACCAACACCGACCCCGGGTATGGGGTAACGCCGGCCAGGGACAACAGCCCGGAGGAGCGCGCCCGTGTTGGCCGCGACTATATCGCCGCCATGGTCAAGCGCTATGGCAACGTTCCGCAGGCGCTGGCCGCCTACAACGCCGGCCCGGGCACCGTGGATGCCGCTATCGCCAAGGCGAAGAACCCGAAAAATGAAACGGGTGGAGATTGGTTTTATCACCTAAACAATGACGCAAGAAGCGCGAAAGCACGTGAAGAGACGAGAAAGTATGTCGAGCGCGGGATGAAGCTGTATGGCGCCGGCGAAGGTGCGCCACCAAAACCGACCGAAAAGGATTTCGTCGATTCTGCACTCGCCGCGCTTGGCCCGAACCCAAGGCCGGAAGCGGTGAAGCTGGCAACGCTTGAGGCACAACGCCGTTTCGATCTGAACGACAAGGCGATCAAGCAGCGCGACGAGGAAAACTATGTCGAGATGCAGCGCCTGCTGATCGCCAACAACGGGAACTACGCCGGGCTTCCGATGGACGGCATCATGAAGCTGTCGCCTGACAAGCGCGAGAAGCTGGAAAAATTTTCGTCCGAGGTGCGCAAGGGCCCACCGGTGGAAACGGAATGGGGCACCTACTACGCGCTTTCCCAGAAGCCGGCCGACGAGCTGGCATCCATCAACCTCATGGGCTACCGGGGCAAGCTTGCCGATGCACAGTTCAAGGAGCTGTCGAGCCGACAAGCCATGATTGGAAAGCGCGACGACGCAGCTATCGCCAAGGACAAGAACATGATGGAGGCGATGAAGCAGATCGAAGGGTCACTGACTGACTCCGGGATCTTCCTCAAGGCAACCGAGAAGCAGCCAGGACTCCTCAAGACTAGGGATGAATTCCTCGGCCAAGTCCGATCGATCATCAACGACGAGCAGGTCGCGACTGGGAAGCCGGTCAGCGTGGAACGCGCCAAACAGGTCGCGGCGCAGTTGCTTACCAAGGTGGCAGCAGATCCGGAGGCTTCTTTCTTCAAGGGGAATGATGCCGCTTGGAAAGTCATGAGCAAGGCGTTCGATGACATCCCGGAAAGCCAGCGCGAATCGATCATCGCTGACATCCGCAAAAACGGTCAGGAGCCGACGAGAACGCTTGTCGTTGAAGCTTGGAAGAAGCGAATCATGGCTCGCGCCAATACCGAAATCCAAAAGGGGAACAAGCTGTGAAGCTAGACGAATCATTCTGGGGCGACGCCCCGGCCGCAAGCGACGTCGGCAACATTCATCTGGCAACGACGGCCAGCCGCAATCCGGATCAAGAGGCGGAAATGCAGTTGCTCGGCAAACGCTTCGGCGTTCCGACCGACCTTGTCCGCGCCGACTATGATGGCTTTAAGCAAAAGGCCGCGGTGATCGACCGCCGCGAGTCGGCGACCGAGCCAGGCGTTCAGGCCTGGGTGGCCAAGTCACCGGACAATGCCGCGCTGGCCGCCGACAAAGACCTGCGCGTCATGGGTCGCATTGAGCGGACGATCCGCAGCCTGGGCGAAGGTTTCGCCGGCCAGTTTGTTGGCAGCGGCCTGACCGGTATAGGGCACGGCCTCGATGCCATTCAGCGCCGCATTGTCGGCGCAGCGGCAAGCCTCGTCCTTCCGGAGCCGATGGCTGGCGGCAAGGATCAGATCAGCGAGGAATCGCTGGCCGGCCAGCCGATTGGCGAAGGATTCAAGGCACTTGGGCAGCCGACAAAGCAGTATTGGCGCGAGCAAGGCGTCCCGCTTTATCAGCAGGATTTCTCCGATCAGGTGGCCTCCGGTATTGGACAGGTTATCGGCCAGCTTCCGCTTGCTGCAACGCCGGCCGGCTGGGCCATGATGTTCGGACAGGGCGCCGACCAGCTCGCCGACAAGGTCGCCAAGGACGACGCCCCTCAGTGGAAGAAAGACCTTGCAATTCTTGGCGGCGGCACGGTGACCGCTGTCACCGAGAAATTCGCGCTTGATCGCTGGGCCAAGCTGTCGCCGCTGGCATCGCTCAAGAATCCGCTGGCTTCTCGGGCAGCCGGCATCGGAATCGCGTCGGCCTCCGAAGGCGGCCAGGAATTCACCGAGAACGTCCTGCAAGACGTGATACGCCAGCAACTGACGAACCCGAATGCTGCCATCAATCTCGGCGAGGCGGCCGGCGCCGGCGGTGTTGGTGCAACGGTTGGCGGGATCGTCCGGACGGTCATCGAGTCGGCGCTGCATATCAAGGGCCGGCACCAGCAGCAGGCTATCCAGGAGATTGTCACCGCCTCAAAAGAGGCCGACATCGGCAAGCGCTCGCCGGAGAAGATGGCCGAGTTCGCCGGGCAGGTTGCAGAGGGCACCGGAGCCGAAAACGTGTTCATTCCGGCCGAGGCATTCACGCGCTATTTCCAGAGTATCAAC